TAGAATCTCTGTATCCTGTTATTTCGGCATTATTTGATTCTGTTCCAAGAACTTCTACCCCTATAACTCTAACTGCACCAGAGGGAGTAGCTGCCCCAGAAATATTTGTCGTAACATAATATACACCAGGCCCATTTTTTACCGAATAGACTTTTCCATTAGCAGACTCTACACTGGTATTTGAATATTTTGTTAATTTTGACCAAGTAACATATTGATATGATCCATTTACTAATTCTTGAACTTGTAAAACAAAAGAATCAGGATCATATGTCATTGGAATTTCAATTACTTTATTTGCAAAATCAAAATTTGAAAATTGTTTAACACTTTTTCCGGCAATTAATTTTACTGATGTAGTATTTGTTCCGCTTGTTGGGGCAATTGGTTCTAAATTATAAAATGTGCAAGTATCATTTGCAGTCGTAACGGCTGTAAATGCTGAAAATGCCTCTACAGTTGTAGTTAAGCTATTTCTAACAGTTGCCACACACTGCGCTGATTTTGCGTCTGGAATAAATGTTCCACTCAGGGCAGCATTTAATAATAAAGATCTTTTTGTTTTTGCAGTTGTTGGGAAGGCATTTGTCAAAACCGAATTCAAATAATAACCATTATAAGCAGTATTTGCTGCCAAAATATCTAAAAATAAATTTATTGATGAAGCAGGATTATCAAAATCAAAATTTTCAAAAGATTTTTGAGATCGTAAAAAATTAACTAAATTGGTTTTTATACCATCATAGTCTAATTTTCCTATATTTAATTTTGTATAATCGTAGCTCATGGTATTAAAACTGGAATTGAAAGTTCACTAGAAGAAAGCGGTGATTCTGGATTTAATCTGTAAAAAAATTTAATTTTAATATTAACATTATTTTTAAAGGTTGACTTGTTCTCCAAGCTTGCATGTACTTTAAACACATTTTTTACGGCATACGGAATTTTACCATTTATACTATGAACAGCAAAAACTCTATAAGCACTATTACTGGAAAGAATGTTAATTACGTTTGATCCTATTACTGATGAAAAAGGTATTTCATTTTCACCAAGCAAAACTACATTTTTAATTTGTTGTGATATAGAAGAATAACCTTCTACCAAAGAAACATCTTTTACTTTAGTTTTAGCAATTGGTGTTAATAAAGTATCAAAATCTATTTTTTTCATTTTTCAAGAATATTTAGGCAAAATCTGTATCAGAATGATATGGCGGCAAATCATTGTATGGTGAGTAAAATCGTGAATGTATTAGCTTGCTTAAAGATAAAACTGTAGTATGGCCAGCATCATTCTTTATAACATTTTTTGCTTTAAGTATATAATAATAACCAGTTTTTATGCTTTCTAACGGAAGGTTATCATTTTCACCCACCAATCCTGTTAAATTATCTGCCTTTAAGTATACTATATCTCCAGGTCTTTGTGCAAAATTTCCAGTTACAGTGATTTCTACTAAATCTTTTACAGATTCTATAAATTGCTGCCTCAATACTGGTGTTTCTATTGGAGTTGCCCAGAATGTAGCAGAACTCAAACGATATTTTAAATAATTCTCATACATATCGCCATAAACTGGACAATTGCAGCTAAAGTTTGCCATGGGATCTGGCCAAAAACATCCCATCCAAGCTGTTCCAAGTAATTCTTCAATTTTAATACATTCTCTATCTGGATCATTAAAACTAAATAAGAATCCACCAGTTCCAGCAGTTCCAAGACCGCAACTTCCGCTTAAGCCACAAGTCTTTAACCCACTACTGGAACCACTAATTCCAAAAGATGCAGGAAAAGAATAAGTAATTCCCACACCAAGAGCCATTGCTATTTCCTTTATTTCTGGATACTTATCGAAGCAATCTTCCAAACTTATTGGAGCTTCACGTTTGCCTGTAGTTATATCCTTGTGTGCACAGATATAATCGTCTCTGTTTGAAACCGCATTTCCCGTTTGAACTTTTAATACGTTAGTTCCTAATATGGTTATTTTTTTACTCATTAGCAAGTTCCATCCACTGCATTTTCTTTATCAAAATAATAAATAAACTCACCTTCAAATTTTTCAACAGGAGTAAGGGCTCCCATTTCACGCAGAGTATTAACTGGTATCTTAAACATTTTAACAATCTGTTCTGCTGTACCTGGTTTATTATCACTATTATTGAATACTGCTCCTGTGTAACCTATGGGTTTTAATCTATAATTTGTACCTTGTAAATTTCCATAATTATAGCCGGGACCAAGATATTCAAATAAACTTGGTGATTGTTGATACCTATTTAATCTTTCATTTAAATTTATTGCCCAAGTATTTAATCCAGTAAATCCTATTCCTATTTTTAATTTTTCAATATCAATTTCTGTGGGGCTTCCAGTTGATCCAACACATTGACTCAATGTCCAACCATGGAATAAACTATGAGACGACGCATGATATTTTACATTTGATGCGGTCGATCCCGTCAATCCCGCAATTATAGGACCTGGTTCTAATCGTTTCCAGGAATAAAGCCAAGCATCATTGAGAGAATACAATGCAAAATTTGATCCAGAACCAGTTACCTGTCTCCAATCTTTTGCATAACCTGTAATTTTTGCAAAAAACCAATCTTCTTGATTGGTAATTTCTTTACCAATACAACATAAAACATTTGCAACAAAATTTTCTTTTTCTGTTTTTTCTAAAAGAATTCTACGATGATTATCATAAAAAGCATTTTCATCAAAAGCTTGATATTTGGCTTGCATAACTTTATTCAAAGCTATTTTTTTCAATTCATCTCTTATATAAAATATGCTAACATCAGACTCTTCTCCTTCTCCTGAAGCGGGAGTGTTTATTATATCTCTTATTTCTCGGAAAAAATCTTTTTGCCTGATGAAGACTTTTCCGCCGCTTACTCCTCTTTCAAAATTAGGATGAGTTCTGGTTAGATCATATTGAAATTGCCAAACATATCTATTATCATTAAACGGATATAATGGTTTTTCTTCACTTCCAATATCATAAGAATCTCGTAAAGCTAAAGGAGTCGATTCAATATGATTTAAAATATTTTCATATGAACCAACTGCATCCGTTACATTTATTTTTGAATTTAAACCATTGAAATCTTTTGAATAACCCCAAAATCCCTGATCTACCAATGGTACTAAATTTGAATCTTTTGCATTTTCAACTCTCATAGCATAAGGAAGATCTGCAGAATCATTATTTGTATATGAAGTTACAGTAGTTAATGTAGTATTTGCGGATTCGCTTAAATATGGGGACATTAATCTTTCTACGTTACTTGTACTTCCACTAAGCTCGTGTTGAGGTTGTTCAAGATATATCGGAGAACTTCTAATATAATAATAATTTTTTTCTTGAATGCTGTGTGATGGATTTGTAATCATCACATATACTTTTTTGCAGGGAACTTCTTCTCCCTCTATTTCAAATTTTCTACCAGATCCATCACCCAAATCGTCAGAATTGTATACAGCATAAGCCTGAATGTGTCCTGGATCCGTATCTGGTTTATCAAAACCAAATTCACCACTTGCCAAATCTGTTTTTAAGTTAAAAAACTTATAATTCAAACAATTTCCAAAATCCGTCCAAAACATGTAATATGGTTGTTTGGTTTCATTTATTGCGTATGTAAAAATATAATTTAAATAAGAAATTATATTTGTTTGATACTGTTCCATTCTTTCGGGATCTGCAATTCTTGGTCTAAACAAAATATAATTTATTGGTTCTTGAGTATTTTTAATAAATAAATTTACACCACAACCTTTGAGATTTGTATCGTCTCCATCTGAATTTAAAATAGGAAATAAGGGTTTATTAAAAACTGCACGCTGGCCATATGTTTTTATGATATGATCTACTGTCGTCACAAAAGGGTGTGAAAAGGGCCATAAGGGAGTGCTTCCAACCACTTCCATCTCTTCAGTTTCTTCATTTAATTCAAAAACTTTTTCATCATAAAGAGAGGCTTTTTGAGATTGATGATATAGACTGTTTGTAAAGTAAATTACAATAAATGTTTGATCTATTTCTGATGCAGCATTATTGGTATAATTTAAAGATGTAATATACCATTGATATTTTTCACCTTGTGCAAACTCTACAATAATTGTTTTAATTTGCTTTAATCCTATAAAAGTCATTAAATCACTTTTATCTCTTAAAATCAAAGCCCCTTTGGGAAAAATTGTCAATACACTTTCTTCGGTTTCTAATCTTTCAAATTGACAAAACTCATTTGATTTAAAAACATCAATATCAAAATCTGAACCAAGATCAGATTTTAAAACAATAGACACGATTGCGCTATCAATAGGATTTGACATATGTTATATTAATTTATTTAAAATTTTAGGAATAGTTGGACTTTTAAAATAAACAAATTTATTATTTTTAAAATACTCATATTCATTAAAAGTTTTTGTTGTTGTTATTGAATAATTTTCATATGCATCTATTCCGGGAGAATCCGGAGCATTATTAGTCATTACTGTTATTAAAGTATCTGTATTAGAAATAAAAACAGATGGAGATAAGGTAATATCTCCGTTTCCTATTTCACTAAAAAATGCCGGAGAATTAATATAATCATAATTTTTTAATGTTGTTATTGTTTTCGAAGATGCATTGAATGGATTATCTACAATGTAATATCCGGTATTTCCTTTTCTTAATACCAAAACACTCTCACCTTCTCCTATTATTTTAGTTCCAGTATTTCCTGCATTTAAATTTGTAGTTACTTTTGCTTTTTTAGTATCACTATAAGCATTCAAAACAACCCAAGTATCAAGATTGTAATTATTATCATCCAATAAATCATAATCTGTAAAAACTGAAGATGCTGATGTAAAGCCTGGATTATTGTATTCACCGCGAACAATTATATCATCTTCTTTAAATATAAGATGTGCATCTGGATTTAATTTATTGCTAGATGAATATTTTGCAAAAAATCCATAAAAGTTTTTATTTCTATTTAAATATTCCATTGGAAGTTCTATCAAAAAATTCCAAGGATTAATTTCATCATTTGCAAATAACAATGCCCAAAAGTTATTGGGATCTTCATAAATTCTTAAAGATAACAATCCAATATCATTACTTATTGTCCCAAACGTTGATTCAAAGGTTTCATAATACTCAGAATCATTTTGTGGAGCATATGTAATATCTACCATATTATATTCATACCCATTTATTATATTTTTTATTGTGGGAAAGTTGCTAAAATATTTCATCCTACTGAGTCTCCCTGGGCCGATACTTCAGATTTTGAAAGCAAAGTTCCACCATTAAAATTTGGAGCATATGTTCCAGTTTCAAATTCTGCAAATGATATCGTCATTAATGTAGTAGCCGCTCTTGTGTTTGGCAACACCTTTAATACAGGATCACTTGGATCTCCTTTATCTACTTCCATTGAAGTTAATACACAAGGAAGAGGATCGCCAAGCCAACTTGAGTTTAAATATTCTGTCCCACTGGCACTTGATACTGCTGTAATTGTCCATAGATTTTGTGGCAAAGACCTCTCCGGTAAATTTGCCACTACGGTTGGATATGAAAGATTTCTAAAAAGTGTTACGATATTATCGACAACCTGAGCTTCAGAATCACTTTTTGGAACAAAAAGATATTTGAATACAAAATTTCTTCTAGCTTCACTTGTCATGGTGGCTTCAGTTACGTTACTAAATCTTTTATATGTATCAGTAGTAAAAGAAGTTTCATAAAAAGCCGCTGCGGGGGCAGCAATTCTATCTAAAAGTAATTCTTCGCCACCACTAGTATTTCTCAACCCAGCCATGCTTAATACAGGACCTACTGGATTAGTACCTTCTGAAAATTTGTGTTGCAAAGACATTTTTGGTTCACTTGTAAACGGTAAAGCAATGTTAGCTATTGAATTTGCAATAATACCTTCTCTTGTTCTATTAGTATTAATAACAGAATAAGGAGCACAACTAAAAACGCAAAAGAACGGTACTTCATTTGCGTATGGATCTAAATTGGGATATTGTAAGTTAATTGCCATTTATAAATTTATTTAGGTAAGTTTTCTGCTAAATAATTTTAGAAAAATGGCTTATAAAACCAAATTTACACCAAAAAATCCTACAAAGTATATAGGAACAAAGAAAGAATTGACCTGTCGTTCCTTGTGGGAACGGCGAGTTTGTAAGTTTTTAGATGAATCACCAAGTGTAATAAAATGGTCATTTGAAGAAATAGAAATACCTTATGTAAACCCAATAGATAAAAAGGTACACAGATATATTCCAGATTTTTTAATTCAAATTAAACAAAAAACTGAACAAAAAAGTTTATTGGTAGAAGTAAAACCACAAAAACAAGTATTATTAAGAGAAACTGCTTCAAAAAAAGAAAAACTAATATTTGAAATTAATAAAGCAAAATGGCATGCTGCTAAAAATTTTTGCCAAAAACACAATATAGAATTTAAAATATTAACAGAAAAGGAAATATTCTATGGCAATTGATATGTCGATTGCTGCTTTAAAGCAAAAAATAACCGAAGCTGAAGGACTACAAAGAAGCAATAGATTTTTAGTAACAATAGATTCTGAGTTATTTGTAGATGGGAATGAAGTTGCTGAAGATGGCTCAAGAAAAGGATACTATGCCGAAGAAGTACTTCTTCCGAATATATCCTTGACAACACAAGCAGATGGTCTTGCCGGTCCCGGGGCGGGAAGAACGGTTCCAAAGGGGCTTTCCTATAAAGGGGGCGTATATATTACATTCCCAATATTTGGAGATTTGATTTTTTTAAATTCAATGAATGCATGGATGAAGACCTTATATTACCAAAATCAGGGAAATCCTTCAGTATGGGTTACTAATTATTATGAAAATACTATACAAAGTGCATTAAGTAAGGTAACTGTGGATTTATTGGATATAACTGGCAAAGCAAAAGGAAGATATCAGTTTATAGAAGCATTTCCTGTAGAAATTGCACCAATAAGATTTAGTGCAAAAACAAGAAATGATTATGCTACAATGATTGTTAGATTTGCATTTAGAGAATATACTTTTACAAATAGTGTAGGTTAAAAAATTTAATTTATGTTAGATGATATATTAAAACAAATAAAACAAATACAACCAACTTATAAAGCGACTCTTCCACTTTCAAAAAAAGAAGTGGAATATTATCCATTTAAAATAAAAGACCAAAAAATAATTTCTATAATTGCTCAAGAAAAAAATATTGGAATTATATTAAAAAATCTTTGTATTTTATTGAAAAATTGTTCAAATTTAACAAATATTGAAGATTTATATCTTCCAGATTTAGAATTTTTATTTTTACAAATAAGATCCAAAAGTGTAGAGGAAGAAATAAAACTAAAAATAGATAAAACTCCTCCCGTATATGGGACTTTAAATGTGAATGAAATTCAATTCAAAGATGGAAAATTAAATGATACAATTATTACATATTCAGGAGCTATATTAGAAGTACAGCAACCAAAAGTAAAAGATTATTTTGATATTGAAAAAATAGATGACAATATTTTTGTAAAAAAAGTAATTAAATCGTTATCAATTAATAAATTTAGATATGATTTAACTTTATTAAAAAATGAAGAATTGACTAAAATTATTGAAGAACTTTGCACCAAAGATAATAAAAAAATATTAAACTTTATCAAAGAATCTCCAAAATTATTTTATATTTTAGATACTGGAGAAGAAAAAATTAAATTGGAGGGTCTTCTTCGTTTTTTTACCTAAGTGTGAATTATTTTGATTTAGCTGGTTACTATAAAACTATATTCTTTTTAACAACGCATAAACAATTATCTTTAACAGAAATAGAAGAATTATATCCTTGGGAATATGACATATACTTAACACTCTTAAAGGATAAGCTTGAAAGTGAATCACAAAGAAAAGAACAAGAGTTAATAAGAAAGTCAATGGGATAATATGGAAGAAAATAAAAATTCATTACTAGGAATTGAATCTAATTTTGAGTCCAATGCGGTAAATGCAGTTCCTTATTTGATTTCTTTGCCAGAAAAAGAAGAGTCTACTGCTCAGGAAAATAGTGTTTCAATACAGACTCCGCAAGCAACTCCGGTATCTAATGCAAAACCTCAACAAGAAAAACCAAATAAAACTGAAGATACAAATAATAATTCTGTAACTTCCTCTGCTCCTATATTGTTGCAATCTAACGAAGAATATGATAAAAATAATATAGTTCAAGGAATTCCATCGGCACCTCCACTTCTTCAATCGAATGAAGAGTACGACAAAAATCAAAAAACACCATATTTTTTAGAAAGACCTCTTGATAGCGGCCAAACACAATCGCCTACTGAATTTAATTTTGACAATATCGAAACGGAAGAAGATATTAATATAACACAAAAATTTAAATCAGCAAAATCCATGAACTCTATTGCACAAAAGCTTACAAAAGAACAACAAACATTAAAAGATTTAGAAGAAAAAGTTGCACAAAAAAATCAAGAAAACAGTGAAAAGGAAGCCGCTGCTAGAAATTTTTTATCGATAAAAGCTGGTTTTGAGAGTGTTCAAAAAGTTTTAGATTATCAAAGAGAAAACTCAAATAAACCCGATTATGATGATCAACATTATACAGTTCCCGAAAATCAATCTTTATTTAATCTTACCGTAAATCAAATTAGCAGTATACCGCATTGGCGGGGTAGATAAAAAAAGCCCCCTTTCGGGGGCTCCTTTTAATCTTGCTTATTTTTAAGCGACTTAAAATAATCCAAAGTATCCATATCTTCTGAGGGAACCTGTTCGACTGTAGAATCATCCTCCACAGTGCGTTCAGAAGTTTCATCAAACTGCTCGCGAATGTCTTCGCCAACGGTCTTCTTGAAACGATCCTTGAGCTCTTCATAAGATTTGAAATTGGTCGTGGTAATAAACTCCTTTAGAGCATATTGCTTCTTCCAAATTGCCTCAAGCTTCTTATCATCTCCTCCCATCAAGGGAGCAGGAGCTGCAAACTCGCTTCTATCGTAATTTACATAACCGCCAACATTTCTGATCTTTAGTTTAAAATCAGCACCTTCCCAGAAGTTGAAAGGATCTACGGGGGTTTCATCCTTGAACTCAGGACTCATAAGAGCCTGTACCTTTTCAAAGATCTTGGTTCCGTACTTAAAGAGAAATACTTTTCCCTCATTTTCTGAATTTGAAGGATCACTAACTACCAAAATATTGCTGATGTAATTTAGCTTACGCTTACGCTTACGGGCAATGTCCTTATCCTCTTCAAGACCACTATTCCAAAGTTCGGTATTGGCCTCGCAGATTGGGCATTTCTCACCTAAAGTGGTACGGCAATTTTCAATAAACCATCCACCCTTTCCCTGAAAAGCATGACTGTAAAGTTTAATGAATGGAACGTCCTCGCCCTCAACCGGAGGTAGGAATCTAATTACGGCATAACCATTTTTGGAAGAATCCAGTCCTGGCTTCCAAAATCGATCATCCTTATAAGATTCTTTGCTGTTTAGACTCTCAAGCTTTTTGCTGAGATCTTCTACGGAATTCTTGCTACGCTTCTTAAAATCTGAAAATGAACTCATAATAACCTTTCTTTCTCTGGGGACTACCCAGACCTATTAATTCTCAGGAGTCGTCCTGAGTCCTCATTTTACCATATTTATGTGGTCTCCGTCAATCGTCTAATGGTAGTTTTTTGCCTTTTGTTTTTTTGAGCAAATGTTTGTCTCTTGCTTCTTCTTGAATTTTTTCAATTATTGGCTTAGTTAAAAGTTTTCCTGCAGCATTGGGTTCTATACCCATTTCTTCAGAAAGTTCTAATATACAATCCATATACGATAATTTTGTTTTTTGAACTCTTTCTAAAATTTTATTTGAAAAAGTTAATTTTGCTTTGTCGTCTAGATACATAACTCTATTATACTATATTTTTAAAAAATTATCAATAGTTAGCTACGTCTAAATATCTTTGATTCGGAGCATAAATGGCAGACAATCTTGTAATTAATGTTTCATCGGGCGCAACTGCTTCAATTTCAACAAATGAAATTGCAGGAAGTCATTTTCAAATTTTTAAACTTGCATACGGGAATACAAGCAGTGCGAGTTTAGTAACACCATCTGCCCCATTGCCTGTTAGCCTATCAACCGGAGTAACTGCAAATATTGTTAATTTTACTAATCCTGTAATTGTTGTTGGCAATAGTGCAGGAGATGCAGTATTTGTACAGGGAACAGTTGCTGTTTCTGGTGTGACCGGAATGGTTTCAATAACTGGTGGTATCCCAAGAACCTTTAATCGCGACAGCATAACCATATATGGTGCTGGTGGATCAACTTTTATTCGATCTGCCCTAGTAACCGTAGGAAACACTGCTATTGGTGTCTCTGGAGATGCCTTAAGGGTATCGCTCCAAGATGCAGTATTAAATGTAACTGTAGATCCAACAATTGCCGTACAAAATACTGGGGCAACAGCTACATTAAGAGTTTCTGGATTGACTTATGCTACCCCAATCCCAGTTAGTGTATCTGGAACCGCAGCGATCAATGATACCGCGCTTTTAAATGGCATGACAGCGATCTATAGCAAGGTCTCTGATGTGTATACCGCTTTGGCCGCATTTGGTCTAGTACGCCCATCCGGTGGAACCGCTGGGGTAAGATCGGTGCCGTCTTCAATTACAATGATTGCCTCCGGATTTACATGTGCTGCGGGAGTAAACTTAAAGTCCTCTTCTACAAATACAGATATCATTTATATCGGAACAAGTACAACTGCTTCGCTTAGTGGTTATGAATTAGATCCAGGCGAGCAACTATTCCTAGATGTAGGAAATTTGAATACTGTTTACGCATCATCAAAAGGTGGGCAAATCATT